TACAAATGTATACAAAGTATGTACGTAATTAACTGAGTTGGCCTATAATTCAATAATTGATGGGAAAAGTGAAATAAATGAATAGTTACAACGATTCCAGTAATGGTGACACACCAACATCAATTTCTTGATGCTGCAATGAATGGAAACCTCGAAGTTGTAAAACTATTATTGGCGGATCCGCGTGTCGATCCTAGTGGTTGGAATAATAATAATGTTGCAATTCGATGGGCTGCAAGTCGTGGACATCTGAAAATTGTAAAGCTATTATTAGCGGATCCACGTGTCGATCCCAGTGGTGAGGATAATGATGCAATTTTATCTTCTGCATGTGCTGGATATCTGGAAATTGTAAAATTATTATTAAATGATCCGCGTGTCGATCCTAGTGATTATGATAATGATTCAATTCGATATGCTGCAGATAATGGACATTTTGAAGTTGTAAAATTGTTATTAACGGACCCGCGTGTATTTTCATCAAATATACAAGATATCGATATTAACAACATAAAAATGAATATTATGATGTTATTGTGTGTGACATAACAATAATTATTTGTATTTAAATTGTTTAAATACAATAATGGCGGCGATATATCAAGAACAATTTCTTGATGCTGCAATGAATGGAAACCTCGAAGTTGTAAAATTATTATTAGAGGATCCGCGTGTCGATCCCAGTGATGATGAGAATTATTCAATTCACGGTGCTGCAATGAATGGACATCTTGAAATTGTAAAATTATTATTAGCGGATCCACGTGTCGATCCCAGTGATGATGGGAATTATTCAATTCAAGGAGCTGCAGCGGCTGGACATCTTGAAATTGTAAAATTATTATTAGCGGATCCGCGTGTCGATCCCAGTGATCAGCATAATGAGGCAATTCTAGGAGCTGCAGCGGCTGGACATCTGGAAATTGTAAAATTATTATTAGAAGATTCGCGTGTCGATCCCGGTGATATTTATAATGATGCAATTATACTAGCTGCAGAGGATGGACATCTGGAAATTGTAAAACTCTTATTAAATGATCCGCGTGTCAATACCAGTGAGTCTGATAATGCAGCAATTCGAAATGCTGCAAGAAATGGACATATGGAAGTAGTAAAGTTATTATTAAAAGATCCGCGTGTCGATCCCAGTGATTATCATAATTCTGCAATTCAAGGAGCTGTAATATATGGACATCTGGACGTAGTGAAGGTTTTATTAAATGATCCGCGTGTATTTTCATCAAATATCCAAGATATCGATATTAACAACATAAAAACGAACATTCTGATGTTGCTTGTATAATAACTGTATTAAATTATTGTATTAATTGAATATTAATACAATAATTGATAGGATATGTGAAATAAATGAATAGTTACACCACAATAGTAGTAATGACAGACAGCAACCAGCAACAACTTTATGATGCTGTAAAAGGTGAACATCTGAAAAAATGAATATTTACATTAGTAATTCTCTTATTTTCATTGTATCGTAAAATACAATGGGAGGTTGACCTCTAACAAAATGTTGTAATTTTGCATCTTGTGTTTCAAGCAATGTGTGTTTTGCTTCATTATTTTGAGTGTATTTGGCCATTTGAGCCCTAAACATTACATTTTCATTTTCTACACTTGAAAAGAAATCCTCATCCATTACAATATGTTTAGGTCGAATTTGTACACCCCTGTACTTTCCCGTTTTCCCACCTGCGCTTTTTGCCATTACAGGTGATTTCGAGATTTCCGAATTTGAATCTAATGAGAATTCTTTATAAAAATCTGGATTTGATTTCTTAAATTTGGAAGCATGATAAAAATGCTCTACAGACAGCCATTTCAATCCATCAAGTTCAAATACACCTTCATAAAAATTAGACAATATCTTTCTCCAGTTTTTTATTTCTGCTAATTTTGAAAATCTCGAAATGTCAACATCTGGGATTTTTTCACCGGCACCTTTTCCTGGACTCATATCTTTTGATTTTGAATAAAATTGAAATACTATATCTTTGTTAAAATCCACATCTCGTAATTCAAATGGCAGTTTATCTGGAATATTCATAGATATATCCTTACACGTTTCAGTATTTACATCAAATCCTTTATTTTTTCCGGAATTAACACATGCTATACATTTAGATGTCATAGTAGGTTGTTGTAAAGGGGGAGACATATACGCATAATCATTTTTATACAACTCTGCAATTGTAGTGGCTAATTCATCAATATTGGATACATCAAAATATACAAACATTGCATTTAAATTATCAGTTGTAAATTCAGATAATTGTTTTATAAATAATTCGATTCCCATTATTATTTATAAATTTAATGTCTTGGGGCATTTGTATAGATTAATTGTTCATCGGGCCAATTTCCTTTCATGTATCTTTTTGGGTAAACTTTAGCACATTGATTGTTTAAATAATTGACGTGATCAGTTCCATAACATCCTGGATTGTTTTGCATGCGAAATGCTTGATATTCTTGATATTGGGCGTCTGCCTGTTTCATTCCGGCAAAATTGGGTTCAGGGATCGGTACATCTGTGATATTGAGATCGTATACACCTGGTGCATCTGGAAGTCCTTTAAAATCCGCACATTTCCAGCAACTTTGTCGATTATATTGGCCAGATTTCACATTTTTATAGTTGGACCATCCAGTATTGGCCTTTAAACGCGGTTTAATAGCATCGATGGGAATAGTATTGCTGCTTTGAGTGTAAGGGGCAACAAACATACCATCACGAACATCATAATTATTACAACAACTACCAACTTTGCCTATTTGTATACTCATTATTAATGAACAAGATTCATTGGTAATGAACCACACAGTTTACAAAACAACTAATTATTTTATCATGTATTCAGAGTTTGGAAGTGTCCATGTTCTATGAATAAAAAAATAATTAATCAGTTTTGATTTTCTTTTTTCTATTTTATCATTTTTATTTCAAAAAAATCCATAGAATAAAACCCCGAACCTGCATCTGAACATTTTTCTAAAATTTCTAATTCTACCGTAGGATAGTGATCATCCACATAATTTGCCTCATATATGGCATATTCATGAAATGCGTCATAATTGTATTGTGCTCCTACGCAATGTTCATTAATATAATCTGATAATGTGTCATCACAATCCTCAAAATTAAAATGCTTAATTTGATCGTCATCAACAACTTTCCATAAACATGGAAATTTAACCTTATGTTTTTTAACATTAATATTTTTAATATCTTTATAGTTTTCGAATTCAAATGGTGTTAGAAACAATATTTTTTTACATAAAAGTTCATAATGTTTGCTTATTAGGTTAAAATTTTTCATTTTATTTTTTACTTTTCCCATAGTCATTAGTTATACATCGACTCGACCTGTCTAATTAATCACTTTATGTAATTGTATACTCATTATTAATCAACAAGATTCATTGGTAATGAACCACACAGTTTATATAATAATAAAATCTGAATCGCTTGATACACAGATTAAAGTCCAACTCAGATAATTATAGCCGTGAAATTACTATATTCGTATGTTATTTAACATACAAATATACAAACTATGTCGTTTAATAATTGAGTTGGACTATAAATATAGTCTATCAATGTGACTATATCAAATTTATTTATGATTTTTGTAGTATCAACTGTAATGATCGCTACTATAATAATGAAATTCGAAATGCTGCACTATATGGACATCATGAAGTTGTAAAATTTTTATTAACGGACCCGCGTATATTTTCATCAAATATCCAATATATCAAAATGAATATTATGATGCTGCTTGTGTAAATAACTGTATTGAAATTGTTATCAATTATTAATGGGGTTATTTAGTCGCCGTAAAAGTAGCCACAGCGAATCGTCTTCAATGTACAATTTAATGAAGGAAGACATTGATGATTTAATTGAAAAACCAGAACCAGAACCGCCACAGCAAAAAAATAAAAAATATAAATCACTGAGCACAAAACGCATCGAAAAAATAATAAAAATATTGAAACGCGAACTTAAGAAACGGCGCGAAAAAGATAATGAAACTTCATCGTCAAAACCCAAAGAAAGAAAACCAAAAAAGTCGTCCACAAAAGATTGAAAGGTCGGCACTGCTGCCTATTTAATTAAATTACTGTTTAATTAAATGTTTACGTATTCTTCAAATTAAGCTTCTGTGGTGATTGGTACCACGTCATTTTCCATAATGCTGTCTACAATTTCAGATATTCTCATAGAGGACAATTCAAATGAAAATGGTTGTTTTTTGGTTTCTGTTTCTGTGTTATTGTGGTGTTTAGAATCGCTGCTGCTGTAACTATTAATATCAGGTCCATTTTCTAAGTTAAATGCTGCAAATTGTGTGTTACCCTCGTAGATTGCTTCACTCAATAGTAATTTTTCTGTATGTTTTTGGTAGAGTTGTTTTTCGAGGCCGGTGCTGCTGCTCATATAATAAATATTGACAATATCCGCCATTTGCCCCTGTCGAAGAATTCGAGCAACTGCTTGCCTTGTTTTTCCTACATTCCACCAATAATCCAATAGCACAATGTTATTGGCAGTTTGTAGATTGAGTCCATTTGCTCCAATCGCATATGTCAACAACATAACTCCATTTTTTGATTCACGGAAAGCATCTTCTACCGCAAGTCGCTGATGAGTTGACATTGAGGATTCAATAGTAAAAACTGGACGTTCTACATCAATAAATTCCCGCAATTTGTCAATACACGACCGAAAACATGAAAATATAAGAATTTGTTCGTCTTTGTGGGTGTCAATTAATTCAATTGTTTTTTCAATTCGCGTCGATTTTTCAGGAATCACATAGTTTGCAGTGATTGGTTTGTGTTCTCCAACTTTTGTAAACACGTGATTTGACAAAATGTCCGGCATTAGTCCGTGTAGCTTTGAATCTGGATGGTCTACACCAATTGTACACATCAACATATTTTCTTTGAGTGTTTCGGGGTCTTTTGGTTTTTGTCCCAATTCAGTATCCATAAATTCTCGACGAGTTCCTCTATGGTCATCATTTTTAATAAAACTATCATAGGCTACCCTAGTAGACACAAGAGTTTGTCGCAGATTAGTAATAACAGCCATCATTTGAGCTTGTAGACGACTCCTTGCACTACCTGCATGCATTTCTAAAATAGCATCATGCATATTCCCAATCAATTTTTTGAATGATCCATAATATGCGGCTTCTAGTTCGCTTAATTCATGGTAAATGATCTGGGAATTGACTGTAGGAGGCGTATAACTTTCATTTGTAGATCTGGACACAAATGTTGCCTTTAAACCACCGTAATTACGGCTCATTACCAATTGTTTGGCTGCTTGGATGGTAAGAGGGGGACGTTGATTTTTAATTCCCCATCGTCCCAACATTTGATAGTAACCCATAATCCGAATGGGTCGTGGTTCGTCGAGAATTGTTCCCGACAATAGCAATCGGAATTTAGAAACAATCGAAGAAATGGCCCTACAACATCCAGTTTCAATGTTTGTGTACAAATGAACTTCGTCCACAATCAGAGCACCCCATTTGTTAGAATATAAAAGGCCAGGACCGGAACGGGATCGGGAAGGCGGTGTTTCTAGCAAATTATAATGCGCATAGTCTCCAATTTCCCGTGTAATGTATTTGTCTGCAATTTTTTGGGATTTATAGGCAGACAAAGCCATATGGGGAGTTGTAATAACAATTCGAGTATTTTCTGCAATTTTGAATTTTTTGACGCTTCCAAAATCATTGTGGAGAATTTGATAAACGAGACGAGTTCCATCAAAAAACTTGTGAATTTCTCGACGCCACCCACTAATAAGTGACTTGGGGACAATGATGAGAATGGGTTTTTTGGGAGATTTTTTGAGAGCAGCAACCAAAGAAAGGATTGTTTTTCCAGATCCCATAGGTAAAGCTAGACCACAATTACCAAATTCGAGGATTTCAGACAAGATAACTCGCTGCGGTCGAGTTAATTTAGAAAATCCATAGTCTCCGTGATCAATTGATGTTTCCAACATGACAAAACTGAATTATTTGGTGTAATCATGATATTTTTTCACTTTGTTACTGGGCGCAGTGAATCACGGCGCATACGTGTGAAAGTGATTTATTAATTTTCTTTAAAGGAATAAAAAATACAATATGTCGGAATACGACTATGATAGTAAATCAGATAGTGAATCTGACGATTGTATACATGACTCGATTCGAAATATAGAGGGTACTAGTATATGTATGTCATGTGGTTTAAAAGTCAAAGATGAACTTATTGACAATGATCGATATTATGGTGCAAATGATTCACGACATGGAAGTGATCCTAGTCGTCACAATCAGCGTGCAAATGAAAAAAGAGGAGTGTATGCAGATCTCCAAGAATTGGGTATAGAACCCGATATTATTGATAAAGCCGATGAATATTACAATAAATTGACAGAAGACGGTCAAATATATAGAGGGGCGAAACGCACGTCGATTATTTTGGCGTGTACATATTATGCTTACAGTAGTAAAAAGATATATAGATCGATTGATGAATTATGTAAATTGTTTAAATTAGATAAGAAAAAATTCACACAGGGTAATAAAATTTTCAATTCAACATTTAAAAAACTAGAAGCAAAGAAAACGATTGTGGCGATGGATTTAGTTCCAGAATTGCTGGATACGTTACACAAAGTTAATATTATCAATTTGGAAATAGAGCCTGGATCGAATATTATCGATGAATCTAAAAAACAGGCAGTAATAACCGATATTGAGAAAATATATAATTATATGTGTGTACGAACAAAAACAATAACGAGGGCAAATCCTAAATCAGTAGCAATTGGTCTTTTGTACTTTTATTTGAATACTATTAAGAAAAAAAACATATCAAGGGAAGATTATGAAAAAATATCAAAGATAGATATAAAAATTGAAAAGGACGCATACAAATATATTCACTGGAAACAATAAATGCACTCACCGTGCGCATCAAAAATAAAATTGATTATGTCCACGGGCATAATCAATTTTAATGCCATTAATTAATGGACGTTAACAATGATGAAATATATATGGATGTAGATGTTGATGGTATTTCATTTAATGGCAAAAACAATACATCAACTGACATGGATATTAGTCAAAATATTATAGATTTAGATGGAACTCCTGTCTTTGACCTTCAATCATTTGATTTTGATAAATATAATGTAATTATTGTGAAATGTGAGATTCTGACAAAACACAATCTTGATAATATTATAAATAGATTTGCCGAATTGCGTGGTAATTGTTTTGGGTCAAATTATAAAAATTACGTTTGTCATGATTTTCAACAATATACAAAATATGTTGCAATGTATTTCGAAACACCTTTCAAAGGTTATTTTAAGGATACACAACCATACAGTATATTGCGATATTTGAATGATAATATGTATCATATAAAGTCTATGATGACATTAGTTATCGGATTAAAAGGAATTGCAGAAATATACGACGTATGCACAGTTCCCGAATCAAGGAGGCTTGGATATTCGCGTCAATTATTTATAAATGTATTTAATTTTATCAAAAAGTACATTACACGCATATGGCTGGCTATAGATTTGAATCAAACCCCACAAACTATTGATAACCTTTTTAGATTTTATTCAAACTTAGGATTTAAGAAACCAACACTCACAAAAACTACTGGTGGTGTTTTTATGGCGATTCCTGACCCGGTGCTTGGGTTATACTGGGAATCTGATAGCCCAAATACACAAGATCAAGTAAATCATGCAATAATAACTAAAAATATCATTGTTGGGCAATATACCGCAGAATTACAGAATTGTAAATATTCCGTAAAATTACCTAAAAATGTGGCAAATTATATACGCAATAATTATTTAAATGAATCTGTTGAATATGGAGGTGGATTCGATTTTAATGAGCACGACAATCAAATAATTCTGGATCTCAATCCTAATAATATGATTCGGGGACAATCTATGTCGACGAATGCACCAACAGTTCCTTTTAGTTTTCACACACATCCAATTAGTTGTAATATTAAACTTGGATGTTATTCGACGTGGCCTTCTGGGGAGGATATGTCACATATAATAACTTTATATCCCATCACATTAAAACACTATGTATTTACCGTTGAAGGCATTTATTCTATTCAGTTGACAAGTGATATGCAAAACATTATTTACAATATGGATTCCATCGAAAAATATAATCTAATTAATCGTATACGTGACGTTTTTGGAGAACTATTATGGCTCAGAGAAACTTCAAGAGTTCCAAATATTACAAGCCAGTATAAAACATTATATGATTTTTTTTCGGAAGTTGGTAGATTAACCATTGGTCATTTTTTGCCAGAATTCATAAATCCCGAATCGAATGTGTTGATATATTATATCAATTTTTATAAATGGGACGAAGATCCAAATCCACAAAATCCATTTTATGATGATGTATTATATTTAGGAGAATGCGAATATTTACAAGAATCGATAGATACCGCAATAAAAGAAGAAGATAAAACACGCGAGACTGCACCAATGATGATATAACAACGAGATTAATCACATCCATATAATAATCAATATTTACAACAAATTGATTATTTTCGATTTTTATGTACAAATACCTAATTTGTCGATACAACTTTTTGCATCATGAGCCATTTTTACCAAGAAAGTTACTTCTTGAGTGATATTAGATACTCGTTTAATTTCATGTAAGATTGTCGACAATTCTCCCATTTCAATGTTTACGTCGTTTAGTGTGGTTTTAAAATCTTCTACAGGTAAATTAGTATATGCTACGTAAACCCCCAGCACAAATCCGAATTGTAGCAGCAATAAAAAAATCAGAGTAGTGATTGTCACGCATTTAAAATTAAAAAATCGGGAAATGCCGGGTTTTTCAGAGGTATTCATATTATTGTAATCGATGTGGGACGGCATTGTGAGTAGTGGTAGTAATTGATTTATATACGGCATAAATCACTTTAAGCGGCGTGGTTATAAATAATAATTTTGAGGAAAAGTGAAAAAAAAATCGGAACTTATAATTTTATTTTAATTGTTATGAGCATGTCATCTTTAAAACTATTTCATATGGCTGTAAAAAATGGGAATCTGAAAGATGTAAAATTCTTATTAGGTGATACGCACGTCGATCCCAGTGGTTATGATAATCATGCAATTATATATGCTGCAGGTGCTGGACATCTGGAAATTGTAAAGATTTTATTAAATGATCCGCGTGTAAATCCTAGTGATGGAAATAATCGTGCAATTCGATATGCTACAGGTGCTGGACATCTGGAAATTGTAAAGATTTTATTAAATGATCCGCGTGTCGATCCCAGTGATGATGATAATTCTGCAATTCAATATGCTGCACAAAATGGACATCTGGATGTTGTAAAACTATTATTGGCGGATCCGCGTGTCGATCCCAGTGATCGTAATAATCTTGCAATTGGATGGGCTGCATACTATGGAGATCTGGAAGTTATAAAACTAAATTCTGCAGAGAGACATCTGAAAATTGTAAAACTGTTATTAACGGATTCGCGTGTATTTTCATCGAAAAACTATACCAAATATTATATCAAATCTAATAACATAAAAATAAATATCCTGATGTTATTTGTGTAAAATTATTGTATTTAATACACTGCAAAAAATGTATATTTTGAAGTTGCAAAACTCTTATTAAAAGATTCGCATGTCGATCCCGATAATGATACAATTCAACTGGCCATATATGGATATCCGCTTATCAATCCAATTTACAAACCGCTTCATAACATAAAAATAAACGTTTTATTACTATTGCAATAATAAATAATCAATATATTTGTACTTATATTGATTATTTTGTATATAAATGCGCGATTAAAGGACATTGTAACCAACAGCCCCTAGATATTTCCGCAATACGGAATGGTTGATGATGCGCGTCCCATTGGCCTTTACAATGCAAGCAACGGGACTCAACAGGTGATTTGTGTATTCGCACATAATACGGCGAACAGCATCATAACAACTGGTAGCCTCACATTTCACACCAGCTTTTAGACTGATACGATGAAGTCCGGGCTGTGCAAGGTTGTCAATACCATCATAATTATCGGTATTAAGACGAGCAGGCTGTGTCATTTTCCATGCAAGATCCAGATCACTTGCCTCCAGAGTGTTACGCTTAGCATGTACCATAATTTCAAGAGCATCACGATGTAATTGAACCATGCGGTTCTCAACAATTCTTTGAATTTCCGTCATTACGTCACTTCCGCACTTTGCATCATCACCAATCTGTGCACGAATAAAGCGCTCAAAATGAGCCTTGCGTTGAAGTGTTTCAGTACCACGCTGCAACTTTTTAATCTGGCGAAGAACCTTGGTACCAGGAAGTAACCGAGGTTTTCCAGAAGTAGTAGCGCCATCGGCATCACCAGTATCTTCAGCCTTGCGACGATTGCGACGAGCAGTGGCTAGCTTACGCTTGCGATCATCATTGAACAATTGCTTGTTAATAAGCTCACCAAGCTCGGTTTCACACCATAGTACATTAGATGCAAACTGTACAAGAGTTTCATCCTGAGTTACTGCTTTGTAAAGACTCTTGGGAGTAAGTGTCTTACGACCCTTGGTCTCTGTCAATTTAATCAAACTACCAAGAAGATCCGCAAACATTTTCTCGACAACAGCTGCCATATAAATAGGGGAGTCTTTCGATACATGGACCCCAGTTTCACGCAAAACTTTGCGGAAAATATGCGGAGGGAGCGAAAGGGTGCATTTAATGGCATCGCATTTCTTGACATCTTCAGCTTCAGCTGCTTTTTCATAACTATCAAGCGCTTCGTTGGCGTGAGCCGCATATTCAGAGGCTCTAGACTCTCCAAGCATCGCACAAAGTGCAGTCTCGAGATAATGAGAAGTAATACGTCCTTTTCCAATTCCCTTTACAATATTAGAGGTCGTCGATGCCCAATCCTTCGAAACAACCATCGCAAGACTGTTAAGCTGCGACAATAATTGCGCAGACACACAATTATTGGACACATCAATGTTTTTCAATAGGTTTTTGAAATGAACCTTGAAAGGTTCACGATCCTTTGTCTTTTTACGAGATTTAGTTGTCTGATCAACATCATCATCGACATTTTCGACAGCTACAGCAACGTCAACAGGCTCCGATGCAGTTTCGGGCTTATTGGGTGTGGATTTCTCATTTTTAGAAGTTTTTGCGGATTTTGTGCTCATTACTATGAAAAATAAACTTTAAGCATCACTGGGCACAGTGAATCACGCTAGCAATTGTTCACGTGGATGGCCTACGGCTCCCTCACGCGAACATTGCTACTGTTATTTATTGTGTCCATAAAAATAATAGAATAATTTCGAATTTACAACATATGAATAATATCGCTAGCTCCTTCTATAGCCGCAAATCCTTTCGATTTTCGTGTAAGGTAATACGAACCCCATGCTATCATAATAACAAGCAATGATACGCCAATGAATACACCACCAAGCTTAGTATCTGATGATTTAGGTACTTTTTTACCGGTTTTTGCATCCGTCATTTGAGGTTTTTTAACTAGTAACCAAATACCAGCAGCCAAAAATAATAATCCAAAAATCGTTCCCACAATAGCACCAACAAGAGCACCAATACGACCAACAGTTGCTGCCCCTGAATATAATTGATTGCCAATACTATTATTACTAGAACTGGTACTATTATTCATTAATCTATATCAATATTGCATTTTTTAACATGTGATCAAAGTGAATTAATAAATCCAATATTTACAATCAATACAATTACATCAAAATCATTAAATTGTATTATATTATGCAACGTTGGGCGTTATGCACATAATATAAATGATAAATATGGATATTTCTGTCATAAGCCATTAATATATGCACAGAATACATTTAAATGGGGTGTATGGCATGGGAATCTGGATATTGTAAAACAATTATTATACAATTCATATTTAAATTCTGAAAATTGGTGTAATGATGCAATTAGAATAGCCGTGTATTTTGGATACTTTAACATTGTAAATCTATTACTACAAGATTCGCGTGCTGATCCCAGTAATCTTAATAATTATGCAATTCGAAAGGCCGTATATTTTGGATATCATGAAATTGTGAAACTATTATTACGAGATCCACGTGTATCAAGTTTAGTAAGATCCACAAAATCCCCAAAACTCGCGTATGATTATTTAACTGCACAATCAAAGTGAATTGAAAATGTCCGACTTTTACAAAAATCAACCATGGGAAGTCCATTAAATGTCATTGTCGTATGTAACGCTGGTCGATATGCGTACAATATAAACGATAAATATATATATTTTTGTCACGAATCCGTAATATGTCCACAAAAAACAATTATATGGGCTGCAAGAGCTGGACATCTTGAAATTGTAAAGTTGTTATTAACGGATCCGCGTGTCGATCCCAGTGATAAACAGAATGAGGCAATTATATATGCTGCATGGAATGGACATCTGGAAGTGGTGAAACTTTTATTAAAAGATCCACGTGTCGATCCCAGTGATAAGGATAATTATGCAATTCGATGGGCTGCAGAAAATGGACATCATGAAATTGTAGAACTATTATTAAAAGATTCGCGTGTCGATCCCAGTGATGATGATAATTGGGCAATTATATATGCTGCATGGAATGGACATCTGGAAGTGGTGAAACTTTTATTAAAAGATCCACGTGTTGATCCCAGTGATTGTTATAATCAGGCAATTCGACATGCTGCAATGAATGGACATCTTGAAATTGTAAATCTTTTATTGGCGGATCCACGGGTCGATCCCAGTGATGTTCATAATTTTGCAATTCAATGGGCTGTATGGAATGGAGATATTGAAGTAATAAAACTATTATTAAAAGATCTGCGTGTGGATCCCAGCGACGATGATAATGCGGCCATTCGAGCTGCTGCGAAAAATGGACACATCGAAATTGTAAAATTATTATTGAACGATTCGCGTGTTGATCCCAGTGATTGTTATAATCAGGCAATTCTATGGGCTGCAGAAAGTGGACATCTGGAAATTGTAAAGATTTTATTGAACGATTCTCGTGTCGATCTCAGTGATATACATAATAATGCCATTCGATGGGTTGCAGCGGCTAGACATCTGGAAGTTGTAGAGCTTTTATTAACGGATTCGCGTGTTAATCCCAGTGATAAACAGAATGTGGCAATTCTATGGGCTGCAGAAAATGGAGATCTGGAAGTTGTAAAACTTTTATTAACGGATGATCGTGTCGATCCCAGTGATAATGATAATCTTGCAATTCAATATGCTGCACGCTATGGACATCTGGACGTATTGAAGGTTTTATTAAATGATCCGCGTGTCGATCCCAGTGATAAACAGAATGAGGCAATTCAAGAAGCTGCAGAAAATGGACATCTGGAAGTTGTAAAGTTATTATTAAATGATCCGCGTGTCGATCCCAGTGAGGATCATAATGATGCAATTCGATGGGCTGCAGAATATGGACATCTGGACGTTGTAAAACTATTATTAAAAGATTCGCGTGTCGATCGATCCTAAATACTTCAAATATTCAAAAATCAACATATTTGGTCCACTAAATGTCAAAATAATCTGTGTATCTGATTTAGTAAGATCCAAAAATTCCCAAAACTCGCGTATGATTATTTAACTTCACAATCAAAGTGAAAATTATTAATTAAATGCCACAATTTAATTAATGAAGGTAACAATGCATAATTTTCGATGTTATGTACACAATTCATTCGAATTTCCGAATACTGGGCTTGTTTTATTGTCCGGAGTATCCGGAGCTGGTAAATCGTCAATTTTAAAAGCCATTCTTTTTGCACTATACGGGTCAAAAGCCGTCAAAAAACCTTGTCGATTCGGTACATCGTCTTGTAAAGTAGAACTAGAAATATCTAATCTTAAAATTACTCGCACAAATAAACCAAATCGATTGCTTGTAGATTCTACCAATTCCGATATATCCCTCGAAGATGAAAGTGCACAACATCATATCAATTCCGAATTTGGAAATTTTGAAGCATTTAATGTATCTAGTTATATTCCTCAAAAAAATAATAAAAGTATCTTATCTCTTGCACAAATGGAGCAAATGTCGATTTTAAGGGCACTGGCTGTAGATCCCGATGTATCAGAATCACATAAATTCAAAATAAAGAATCGTTGTAAAGAATTATCCACAGAAATCACAAAAATACAAACTCGTATCGATTTACTCGAATCTCAAACTTCTGATTTTACACAAACCCCAGAACCTCAGTGTCCTTCGTCCACCAAATTCAAAAATGCCAAGGATTGTCGTCGAGAAATCACCGACATGGATTCTAAAATATCATCTTTATTACAACAAAAGGAACAATTACTCGAAATCACAATGATGCAGTCGAATTTAGATGATTTAATCGAACGGCGCGATGAATTAGGAGAATCATGTGGTGACAATGTAAACATTAATGATATTCAGAAGAAAAAACAACACATAACATACCAGATGACCGAATGTAAACAAAGACAACAAATATATTCTAAAATTGAGCGTCGGAATGAATTGCAACGAAAAATGGAAACATTGTCACAGAAAATCCTTGATCCTATTGATGAAATCGATATTGAGAATCAAATTCTAAAAATAAACGAAACTGTAGAAAATCACAAAAAATACACAAAATATATATCAAAGCTCCGAAAAATATGCGGTGCTGCATTTGATAGACTGCAAACACAACCTGTCGCAGTAGATGCTTATAAAAAAAGAATTACAAAATTGAAAAAGCGGATCGAAATCATACAAAGCTGGTTGGATTCTCAAAAATTGCTAGAATGTCCAAACTGTAATGTAAAACTTAAATGGGATGTCGGTGATACTGCCAAAAAACAACTAATAATGGCCGAATCGACAAAATTATCAGAGTCTACTGTGTATACGGAATCCGATTTACATGAAGCCACTACTAAATTGGCTGATATACAAAATAAATTAATTCGTGTAAATGATTTAGGGGACTATGTGGACGACCCACCAGAAAAAACGGATATCGATCATTTACAAATAAAGTGTACTGAATTGCAAGAAATGGTATCAAAAAATAAAAAACTAAAACACGAATGCGAATATTTAAATCGTGATATTAACACACTTGCGGCTCAAATATCGGAAGCAGACATCGATATGGATATCGACCTTCCTTCAATTGACGATTTGTACACACAATTATCGGATTTAAAGACCATAATAGTAAAACTGGAACAATTACAAGCACTTGATACAAAAATATCCAATGTTCGCGACAAATTGAATGATTTGAGATCCGAGTCTATAAACATGACCGATAATTCCGCCGATATTGACGGGAAATTGTCTGAAATTAAAACTAAAAAAACAGAAATCACCGAAATACTTCCAGTGTTCCAAAAATGGGATGATTATTGTATACAGGCTGATAAAAATGCAGATTTACTAAGTCGATTGTACACGGAACGTGAAAATCTGGCGAACACGGAACAAACACAAACTGGATGGAATTTTTTGCGAGATAAATATGCAGAGGCTGAAATATTAATGATGCATGATGTTTGTAAAAATATCAATGTGCATACTAACTATTATTTGGATTATTTCTTTGCTAATGACATAACAGCATCGATAGAGTTGGTGGCGACCGAGAAAAAGGCAAAAAGTCTCAAATTAACCACAAATATAGCTTACAATGGATATGAATATGATGGAATCACACAATTGTCAGGAGGAGAATTTGATAGGTGTACTCTTGCAAGTATTTGTGGCATTAATTCAATGTTAGGGTCAAATATATTGATATTGGATGAATCGTTGTCTGCGTTGGATGCAACAACAAATATGGAAATTATTCAATATTTGAGTGGATTATCGACAGATAAATTGATTTTAATCTGCAGTCACGAAGCAGTGAGTGGTATTTTTGATGAAATAATAACAGTTGGTGTTGACCCCAACAACCCAAAATAATGAACCTACGTTCTGATAAAGATTCGCCTAAATTTTAATGGATCAGTGTTCATATGTAAAATTAGATATTATGTCAATACATTCTCAGGTACAAGAACAATTACAGAAAGAAATCGACGTAAAATTACCAGAATTGCGAAAAAAACGAAATACTTATCAGCAGATAATAGAATCATCGCATTCAAACAAAATGGACAAATGGGAAGCACAAAATAGATTACCGTGCATTGATAAACACATCATTGAGTTAGAACAAAACACACAATTAAATTCTTATATCTCTGATGTTTCGAAAATTTTGGAAGAATACAATGCTGAATTATCGGTACCCATCAAAGTATCATTTATGGGTAAAAAATCTGCCGTAGATTCTTCAAGCAATGATAAATTAGTGAATATAATAGATCGGTTTTTCAAAATCGTGAGATGTTATACTGATTTGAAAATGATAGATTATATAGATATAACCGCCGACAAATGTCAAGATTGTGGAATAAAACTCACTGTGTATGATGATAGTATATATATATGCACTGCGTGCGGATATACTGTCAATGGTCATGTATCGACCCCTAGTTTCAACGAATCAAATAGAATAAATGTATCCCATAGATACATTTACGATAAAAAGGCGCATTTTAGCGATTCTGTCAAGAAATTCCAAGGAAAGCAAAATACAACGATATCCGATAAATTATATAAAACCATAGAAACCAAAATGAGAAATCATAATATTTCAAAATCTGAATTGACAATTGATCATTTGTATGAATTTTTAAGATCAACTGGATTTTCGGATCATTATGAAGATATATCACTTATTTTCCACAAAATTACAGGACATGAATTACCCGATATCAGCCATTTAGAATCACAGCTTTATAAATTATTTGCACAAATTGATGCAATTTATGACAGATATAAAGAGCCGGGACGTGTAAATTTCCTTAATGGTCAATTTGTATTGTTTAAATTACTACAAAAACTGAAATATCCATGCAGTGAAGACGATTTTTACTTTTTGAAAACTCGTGAAAAAATATTAGAACATGATCGCATATGGAAAGGATTATGTTTGGAATTAAATTGGGAATATATACCTACGACATAATTGCTTGGTGTATTACTGAACCGCCCAATGATACATTGGGTGTATGCGAATCTAAACTATTTAATTGTAAACTTTCTAAAAATTCTACAATTTCATCTGGATATACTACATTTATATCATCAAATTCTTTACCAATAGTATCATCAAACGATCCTTGGGCGTTTTTTTGCACATTCCATGCAGATATTGCTTCTTTTTTCATTTCTTGATATTCTGTGTGGGCATCTTTTAAACTTTTAAAGTACCGATTAAGATCATATCCTCGTATAAATTGGTTTCTGGGTTTTGTGGAACCGCCAATGGCCGGACAATTTATATATGGATCATTTTGTCGAAATGCTGAATCAAAATCAATTATTTTTATACAAAAATCATCGGGATCATCAATATTTCCTGTATACATTATATTTTCAACCCAAAGATCCCCATGATTCATTTCTATATTTTCTAAAAATTCCACGGCAGTTGCAATTTGCCTGAATATACGCCAATATTGTAATGCTGTCAAATTCCTTGAACACATCAATTCATATAAATTTAAGGCCGGTTCCATCGCAATAAGTGCCACTGGACGTTCACCCACTGTCGTCGCAAAATGTCCATGCATTTTTATAAAATATTTGCGGATATTTTTATCGGTTATGCTGTTTAATAGCGTAAGTGCAGCGATTTCTGTTAATGTGTGTGAATGTATATCTGTCATTTTAATAACAACTGGGGTTTCGTCGATTTTTGCCCGAAAAATTGTACCATATGCATTTCCATTTGTATCTACATCACTGGATTCAGGATCTTCGACAATTTGATCAATCAATTTTATGGATTTTGAAATTTCGCGATCTATGTGTGATTCGTAACCCATTATTTTGAGGTTCTGCCTTTTATAAAGTTCGATGAAAGTGAAAAAAATGTCGGACATACGCATTGAACTTTCAATGATGTCAACACTTCAAAAACAATTTATTAATGCTGCAAGGTGTGGACATCTAGAAATTGTAAAATTACTATTAACGGATAATCGTGTAGATCCCAGTGATCAGTATAATGATGCAATTCGATGTGCTGCAAGAAATGGACATCTCGAAGTTGTAGAACTCTTATTAAAAGATTCGCGTGTCGATCCAAGTGATAATCATAATATTGCAATTCGATGGGCTGCAGAAAAAGGACATATTGAAGTTGTAAAACTATTATTAAAAGATCCGCGTGTCGATCCCAGTGATCATAATTATCTTGCAATTCTAAATGATCATAATAATCTTGCAATTCTAAATGCTGCAGAAAATGGACATCTGAAAATTGTAGAACTCTTATTAAAAGATTCGCGTGTCGATCCCAGTGATAATCATAATGGTACAATTCGATATGCTGCACAAAATGGACATCTGGAAATTGTAAAGATTTTATTAAATGATCCGCGTGTCGATCCCAGTGATAATCATAATGGTACAATTCAATGTGCTGCAATGAAAGGACATCTCGAACTTGTAAAGTTATTATTAAATGATTCGCGCGTCGATCCCAGTGATAATCATAATGAAACAATTCAATGTGCTGCATGGGCTGGACATCTGGAAGTGGTAAAATTATTATTAAATGATCCACGTGTCGATCCCAGTGATAAAAATAATGGTACAATTCGAATTGGGGCTGGTCATCTGGAAGTGGTAAAATTATTATTAACGGATCCACGTGTCGATCCCAATATTGCATCACCAATATTGGGATCGGATCCACGTGTCGATCCCAATATTGATGATGCAAACAAAATTATAAAAACGAATATTTTAATGATATTGTTTATAATTTAATGGTTCAGCCATCAGAGCCGTATGATGTTATTATATTTGGTGGAGGAATTGCTGGATTAACAATCGCACACGAATTAATAAATAAAAATATCAAAATATTAATTGTAGAAAAAGATTCTGTGCTTGGAGGTATGGCAAAAAGTCGAAGAGAAAAAAATGGATACCCGTCGGAACATTCATGGAGAGGTTTCGGTCCTTTTTACAAAAATACATTTGATATATTAAAAAGAGTTCCTGTGGTCGACAATATAAACTGCGATTCATCTACTGTATTCGATAATTTGACAGGTCCTATTGATTTTCACATTTTGCGAAGTGGCTCCGGTTCTGATAATTACAAACCTCGATTGTCTGTCAAAGATAAAATAATAATTGCATACATAGGGCTGAAATTTTTTCTATCAAATCATAGAAAGCAAGAATATTACAACCGCAAAATAGAACCAATAATGAAAAAATATTTATCAAAAGATGGCTACGATTATTTTATTAATTTTTTATTGGGACCTGGATTCGGAATGGAAAAAAAGGATGCATCCGTAGGACATATATTTCGCGTTTTAATATTAGGACTTTTAAACAAATCAGACCATATACATTATCACAAATCAGTCGGCGATTATCATACATCCAATAAATGGCACATTATGAATGGACCAACCAGTGAAGTGTGGATTGACCCATGGGTAGAGTATTTGATGAAAAATGGTGTGGAATTTATGTTAAACACGGAATTGGTTTCAATAAGCGCCACAAAAGAACTTTATTCACACACACATATATCAGAAGCCATTGTAAAGAAAAATGGAGATCCAAATTTGTTTATATTGAAAGCTCGGGATTATGTTGTGGCTATTAATCCATTTAATGCCGCTCAAGTATTCAAAAACAGTAATACTATTAATTTATATAACATATTTCACGAATTAACCCGCCATACCCACAGCAATCAGATATCATTTCGCATTGGTTTGAATAAACACATTAAATATCCTGTAAATTACATTGGTTTTGTTATGAATGACAGCGAATTCAATATTACTTGGTATCCTCAGGAGAAATTTTGGAAAAAACCCGAACACATTGAATCGTTATGGAGTGGGACGTTGATAGATTCGGTTACACCCGGGAAACTATACAATAAATGCGCCACTGAATTAACAATCACAGAATTAAAAACTGAAATTGTTTCACAGATATTAAAATCGGGGAGTTTTCAGAAATTAATATTCGACAACAATGGATTTTATGTGGATTTCGACGATATTGCATTTGTAGAAGTTTGGTATGAATGGAAATACGATAATGCGAGCAATAGTTTAAAACAAGATTACAAAAAATGGGTGAATACCATTGATAACGAACCACATAAACCATCACAAGAAACAGAATACTCCAATTTATTTTTGGCGGGAGCTCATACAAAAACATCGATCGGAGTATGGTCGATGGAGGGTGCAACAGAAAGTGGGAAATTGGTGGCGTCTTTAATTTTGAAGCGCAGATACAACGACGATACGGGCGTTTATTATTACAAACACCAAGAACCATGGGTCGCTAGAATAATACAAAAAATAGATGACGCTTTATATGCAATAAAATTGCCCAATGTTATTGTAGTGTTGGTATTTTTGGTGGTAATATCACTATTGATGGCTTTATTTACTAATAATGTTTAAAAATTGATTATTCTGTATATAATCAATTTTACAAATGTATTTTTATGGATTCACATGTTCAGGAAAAATTACGTAGTTGATTTCTTATTTTTTAATTTTGCGACAACGACCGGTTACAGGATTACATTCCTTTCCTTGAGTTTCACATTTTTGATTTTTTTCTGGTGTACATTTATTTATTGACTGAGAGGATGTAGATGCTACATTTTCTGTTTCATTTATTGACAACAAATTAATAATTTCTGAATTTTCTGTTTCATTATTTTCCTCCAAGTAATCTTTGTAAAGATGTAGAATAGTCCAGCCATATTTATTCTTTATATTTGGATCTGCGCCATGATCTAATAATAATTTAATATATTCCGTAGATGGATGGTGTTTTGCTATAAGATGTAGAGGAGTAGAGCCATATTTATTCTTTATATTTGGATCTGTGCCATGATCTAATAATAATTTAATATATTCCGTAGATGGATGGTTCCGTGCTATAAGATGTAGAGGAGTCCAGCCATTTGAAGTCTGTATATTTGGATTTGCGCCATGATCTAATAATAATTTAATATATTCCGTAGATGGATTGTATCGTGCTATGAAATGTAGAGGAGTCCAGTCATCTGAATCCTGTATATTTGGATTTGCGCCATGATCTAATAATAATTTAATAGATTCCGTAGATGGATGGTTCCATGCTATTAAATGTAGAGGAGTAATGCCATCTGATAGCTGTATATTTGGATTTGCGCCATGATCTAATAATAATTTAATATATTCCGTAGATGGATTGTATTGTGCTATAAGATGTAGAGGAGTCCAGTCTGAATCCTGTATAGTTGGATTTGCGCCATGATCTAATAATAATTTAATAGATTCCGTAGATGGATGGAGTTGTGCTATAAGATGTAGAGGAGTATAGCCATCTGAATCCTGTATAGTTGGATTTGCGCCATGATCTAATAATAATTTAATAGATTCCGTAGATGGATGGTGTTTTGCTATAATATATAGAGGAGTATAGCCATCTGAAGTCTGTATATTTGGATCTGCATCATGATCTAATAATAATTTAATATATTCCGTAGATGGATGGTTCCGTGCTATAAGATGTAGAGGAG